CCTGTTACGAAGGCTCCAGCAAGATTGGAAGTATTTGTTAATGATGCTGGCGGAAAAGTTAGCCCATTGGCGAATGCCCACAAGAAGCAAATTGGCACTAATGTGACAATTGACAACAAGGATTTATCGCTTGTTGTCGCTGATGTAGTTGGAACATTGGCACCTTTTATCAAGAGGAAAAACCGAACATTGTCATTTGAAGAGACAATTGTAGGTTCAGAGGATTTGAAATTCCTTGGCAAGATACCAAGACAGACATCAGCTGGTTATACTTACAACGCAGACAAGCGAGTGAGAAATGGCAAGAAAGATTTCTTTGGTTATGATGCTGATTACGTTTTGGACACAGAACTTGCTCTTGATTTGAAAGAGAAGTATGAAAAACTTGACGCACAGCTTAGGTCTGGAATAGTTCCAGAGGAGCGTGTGTACATGGACATTCTTAAGGATGAATGCCTTGCTCTTGAAAAGGTTGATATTGGGAAGACGCGCATGATTTCAGCATGTGATCTTCCTATGAGTTGTATTTACCGAAAATATTTCGGTGCACTTTGCAATGATCTTGTTGAGACAAGAATTATCAATGGCATTGCTATTGGTATGAATCCATATTCAGAGGAATGGGAGTTTCTTGCTCGCAAGATGCAAAGTAAAGGGGCAGCAACAAACGCTGGTGATTTTTCTGGTTATGACATTAGCCAGAGTTGTCAGCTTGTTGAGGCTACAGTTGAGATCATGACGAAATTGTGTGGTTACACGGATCCACAGGATATTATGGCTTGCCGTTCTTTGGCTGTCACATTATCACAACCATATCACATTTCACGATCATCAATTTATGAAATGGATCATGGTATGCCGTCTGGTAATCCCATGACATCCATAATGAATTCAATTTTTGGGTTGGTACTTTTTCGGTTGTGTTGGCTTGAGATTATGTCAGACCAGTATGTTACAAAGAGTGCTTGTCTTCGTGATTTTACAAACCAAGTTTACTTGATTATGTACGGAGATGATAATCTTTTGAACATTTCTGATGAAGTTGTCGAAAAGTTCAATATGACGAGCATGATGAAGAACTTTCCTAAATTTGGAGTCAAATATACCAGTGATGACAAGAATGATGCCAACCCAAAGAAGTTCCGGTCATTGTCTGAGATTACTTTTCTCAAACGCAGTTTTGTTTGGAACAATGTTG